AGCACAGATTAGCAATGCTACAAATGGCATCGAGCCTCCACGTTCGCTTGTCTCAGTCAAACAATCCAAAGATGGAGTCCTTAAACAGGTTGTCCCTGAGATTCGTAAGCTCAGAAAGAAATACGATTTGCTATGGGATCAGGAATCCCCAGAAGGTTATCTCAAAATCGTCGCTGTTCTCCAAAAGTTCATCGACCAAGGCATCTCTGTCAACACGTCATACAATCCTAAATTCTACGAAGATGAAAAAATTCCGATGAGTGATATGATAAAGCACCTTCTCATGTTCTATAAGTATGGTGGTAAACAACTTTATTACTTTAATACATTTGATGGTGCTGGTGAAATTGAAATTAAGCAGCCAGAACTAGAAGCTGGCAAAGTTGATGATGAAGATTGTGAGGCATGTAAAATCTAATGAGTTATTCAGTTTTCGATTCAACGAATAAAAAAGATGCAACTCAGGTTAGAGCGTTTTTTGATGATGCTCCAACTATTGCACGTTATGATAAAGTAAAGTATCAATGGCTAGAGAAACTGACTGATAAGCAGCTTGGTTTCTTTTGGCGACCTGAAGAAGTTGACATCTATAAAGATGCCAAAGATTTTAAGGATCTAACAGCACATGAGCAGCATATCTTTACTTCCAATCTCAAACGTCAGATTCTCCTCGACTCCGTACAAGGACGAGCGCCGACAGCGGCATTTGGACCAATATGCTCGCTACCTGAGCTCGAAACGTGGATCCAAACGTGGACTTTCTCCGAAACAATCCACTCCCGCAGTTATACTCACATTATCAGAAACATCTATTCAAATCCATCGAAAGTCTTTGATGAAATAATGGACATCAAAGAGATCGTTGATTGTGCTGACGATATCAGTAAGTATTATGATGAGTTGATTAATCTAAATTCAGATAGAGAACGAAGTGGAGTTTTTACTTATTCTCCATATCAACATAAGAAAGCTCTTTGGCTTGCACTTATGTCCGTAAATATTCTTGAAGGAGTGAGGTTCTATGTATCTTTTGCATGCTCATGGGCATTTGCGGAAGTCAAGAAGATGGAAGGCAATGCAAAAATCATTAAGTTTATCGCTCGTGACGAAAACTTGCACCTTGCTGGAACACAACAGCTACTCAAGGCGCTACAGAAAGAAGATGAAGATTTCGCCAAAATTGCGGATGAAACAAGAGATGAATGCGTCAAACTATTTGTGGATGCTGTTGAACAAGAAAAAGCATGGGCAAGTTACCTATTCAAAGACGGGTCGATGGTTGGTCTCAACGAAGCCCTACTCAGCGACTATATAGAATGGATTGCTAATAAGCGTATGACAGCCGTTGGTTTGCCTACGCCTTATAAGGGAGGTAGCAATCCGCTCCCATGGACACAAAAGTGGATTTCAGGCGCTGAAGTGCAAGTTGCACCGCAGGAAACTGAGATTACTTCTTATGTTGTTGGTGGCGTTAAGAAGGATGTTAACTCAGATACGTTTAAGGGGTTTAGTCTATGAATGAGTCGGATGATTATAAGCGTGGATGGTATGATGGGTATCAAGCTGCTCAAAGGCATAACCCAACAATCACACAACCTTATATTCCTACAACAAAAGCGATAAATCGTTGTCCTGTTTGTCAAAAAGAATGGGGTGATGGAGCTTGGGGATACGTTTGTTATATCTCTGGTTGTCCAACAAGAATAACTGCACAACAAGGTGCAACATCATAATAAGGAAGAAAAATGATTACATGTCAAGAATGCGAGGCAGAATTTGAGATAGTTCACGACTCGATCGGTGAACCAGAGTTTTGTCCATTTTGTGCAGCTAAGTTGCGTTACGATGACGAAAACTTAGAAGAAGATGAAGATTGGTATCCTGATCCGTAATTATAAATATGGGGGAAACAGGAGTACCCCATGTGGCTTTATAATAACGTCGAGTTTACTGACGTTGGTGATTATGTAGGATTCGTATATCTAATTACAAACCTCACCAATGGCAGGAAATACATTGGCAAGAAAAATTTTTACTTTTCTAAGACAAGAACCATCAAAGGAAAGCGTAAGCGTTCCAAAGTCGAGTCAGATTGGCGCGATTATTATGGTTCTAACAAAGAGCTTCAAGCAGATGTGGAGCTTCTTGGGAAAGATCTTTTCGAAAGAAAAATCCTAAAATTATGTAAATCCAAAGGGGAATTTGGATATTACGAAGCTAAGTATCAATTCGAGAATAATGTTCTCGAAAACGATGATTATTATAATACTTGGATTATGGTGCGAGTGCATAAAAAACACTTGACGTTTTTAAAGAATAAGGTAGAATAATTATTGAGCCCATGTAGCCCAATCGGCAGAGGCAGGAGACTTAAAATCTCCAAAGTGTCAGTTCGAGTCTGACCATGGGCACCAAATTTAAAGGAGTATATAATGCCGCATCCTCATAAGAATCGTCCCCGCAAGGGTCGTCGTAAGGTTGGTTCTAAGAAGCGCAAGTCGCGTGCTTTGAAGGGTCGTAAGAAGGGTAAGAAGTAATATAATCGCGGGTGTGGTATAAGGGTTGTGCCCTAGCCTTCCAAGCTAGTGAAGACCAGTTCGAGTCTGGCCATCCGCTCCATAAAACAAAGGTGAAAAATGTCTAAGGATTTTAATATCGATGAAGTGGTTCAGTTTATCCGCGATTCGTCGCCTTCCACCTCCATCTATATTGGAGCAGATAGTGAACGCTACCGTGGTAGGGATGAACAGTGGTACGCTGATTACACAGTTGCTATTGTTGTACACATGGATTCTAGTAGAGGTTGCCGTGTCTTCGGAAAGGTAGATACAGAACGTGATTATGATAAGCGTCACGATCGTCCAGCTGTGCGCTTGATGAATGAAGTTTATCGTGCTTCTCAGATGTATCTTGACTTGCTCGACGCTATCGGCGACCGTCATTGTGAAGTCCACTTAGACATCAATCCTGACGAATTGCATGGTTCATCATGCGTTATCCAGCAAGCAACTGGGTACATTCGTGGTATGTGTGGTTTTGCCCCAAAGGTAAAGCCAGAAGCGTTCGCAGCTTCGTATGCTGCAGATCGTCTCAAAGAAATTATTGCTCACGCATAATAGGAGATAGAAATGTATAACGAATCGGCGAAAAGAAAGATTAATTCTTTTTAAAAGAAATGACACGTGCATGCACGATCGCGGGGCGCAATGACTGTAGAAGTAATTGATAATTTCTTGCCAAAAGAAATTCACAGAAAAATTACAGAAACAGTCATGACGCCCAGCGGAAAGCTTCCTTGGTATGTTTCTGCAGTAGTTGCAGACGAAGATTGGAATTGTAAATACGATAGAAAATATAACTATCAATTTACACACACGTTTTTCGGAAATTTTACCATGAACAATGAAACCTTTCCGTTAATCGCTCCGTTGATCGAAAAAATAAAACCCTTTACTTTACAAAGAGTAAAAGCTAATCTATCTCCATGGACCAATGAAATAATTGAACATGGAATGCATATAGATTCTCCATCTCCATTAGCCAAAAGTGCAGTATATTACTTGAATACCAATAATGGACTCACGATATTCGAAGATGGAACAAAGATCGAATCTATAGCAAATAGATTGATTATTTTTGATTCAAAAACAAATCATACAGGAACAAGTTGTACAGATAAAATTTTTAGATCTGTTATCAATGTTGTTTATGTAGAAGGAGAAAAGCGCGAGTAGCTCAATGGTTAGAGCCAGCCGCTCATAACGGCTTGGTTGGGGGTTCGAGTCCCTCCTCGCGCACCAAAAAACCTATGAAAAGCCTCATTTTTTCTATATCTATTCTAATTTTAGGTGGTTGCACTACTGCTAGTGGTTTTAATATAACTGGCGAGGTAGAAACCCAACTAAATACTTCTTACCATGTGAATGCGACATGGTATCAGTCGGGTCGCCGTACTGCCAATGGAGAAAAGTTTAATCCTGATGGCATGACGGCAGCTCATAAGAAATTACCATTCAATACTCGAGTGCGAATAACGAACCTAGAGAATGGTAAAAGCATTGTGGTTAGAATCAACGACCGTGGACCATTTCGTAAGGGTTATGAATTTGACTTAGCTCGTGGTGCCGCGAGAGCTATTAATATGAAGGGTACTTCTAAGCTCGAAGTTCTTGTGTTGGACTAACCACCAACAAAAGGAAACAATATGAAGAAGAATATTTTAATTGTGGCGTTAGCTATTGCGCCATTCGCTTTTGCGGATATCGCTTCAGCAAAACCAAGCAACGAGAGTACTCAGTATTCACAGGAAACGCCTAAGAAAAAAGTTGTTAAAAAGAAAAAAGCTAAAAAAATAAATGCTGCTAAAGTTGCTCCTGAGCACAACGCAGTTCTTAAAGAATGTGGATTCTTTGACTTTTCGTGTAACACAAAAAGAAACGAAGAAATTGATGCAGCATCATCAAAAACTGTTACTCTTACGCCTAAGCCTACTGAAACAGTTTATTCATACAATACTACAGAAGAAAGTGCTGGCGAATACTGGCGCAAAGAATATGCAAGAGTAAATCCTCCTGTAAAAGCTCCAGTAGATAAACCAAAACAAAATAATAAAATTATTGTTCGCAGAGATTGCTTGTTCTGTGAAGATAAATCTGGAACTTATGCTGAGGCGAAAAAGTGGGAAGGTAAAAATTCTCGCAATAAACAAGATAGAAAAGAATTGTCAATGCTCTTTAATGAGTCAACAATTCCTCCTATTGATCCAGGTAAACTGCCATGGTGTGCAGCATTTGCTAACTCAATCCTAAACAAATTGGGATTAGAAGGAACTAATAGCTTGATGGCTCGTAGTTTCCTTAATTATGGTGCACCAACAAAGAACCCACAGGTTGGTGATATTGTAGTTACAAAGCGTGGTCGTGGTAATGTTGCTGGTCACGTTGGTTTCTTCGAAGGTTATGAAGTCGTTGACGGTATAACCTATGTTAAAATCTTTGGCGGTAACACCGACAAAATGGTATCAACTGGATGGTTCCCAGTAACTGCAGTTCTTGGTTTCCGTAAGATACCTAACTATTCATGAAATACAAGCTCATAGAAAGAGCTAAGTATTATGTGATACTAGACACAGATCGCGATATAGTAGTTCTAACGACTTCAAATCGCGCTCTGTGTTTTAAATTGATGGAGTTATATAATGCTAGACCCACAAGTGAAAATAGCATCAGACCTTAATTGGTGTCTCGATATTCTCAAACGCATAGATGATATTCTTAAAAAACCTAACGTGAGTGAGGCAGATCTTGCACAAATACATTGGCTAGTTAAGCAAGCTCTGAAAGTAGAACGTGAAGATGACTGATAAAGAAGATAAAGTTTCTACAATTCCTAATATTCAAGACCATCATTATCTATTATTCAATAAAGATTTTGATGCTGGTTCTTGTGGCGACGCAATGGAGTTTATTATTGCTCGCAATCTAATGCGTAAAGATAAACCAAAATTTATGAAGATGATTATCAACTCTCCTGGAGGAGAAGTTGGGTCAGCGTTTGCTCTCATTGATACAATGAAAGGATCAAAGATTCCGATTTACACTTATGGTCTTGGTGAAATTGCCAGCTGTGGTCTTATGACTTTTATTGCTGGTGAAAAGGGACATCGTTATGTAACTCGTAATACTGCTATTCTTTCTCACCAATATTCATGGGGAAGTTATGGTAAAGAACACGAACTTATGGCTCGTGTAAAAGAGTTTAATAACACACATGCTCGTATTGTAGAACATTATAAGCGTTGCACTGGGCTTGATGAAAAGTCTATTAAGAAATATTTGCTACCTGCTGAAGACGTTTGGTTAACAGCAAAGGAAGCAGTTAAGTATGGAATAGCTGACGAAGTCGTTGACTTCTACTGAGGAGAAAATAATGGGTATTATTCGTTTTAGTGATGAAGAAGTTTTTGGTACAGACTCTCAAGAATATGAAATTCTTTGGAATGCTGCACTTGAATTAAAGAATGAAACACCAGGAGCCATTGTTGAAATTGGTACTCGTCGTGGTGGTTCTGCAAAGATGATTATCGATGCTCTTCATGGCAAAGGTAATAGCGATAGACCAATGTTCTGTATTGACCCGTATGGAAATATTGAAATCGACTGCACCAATTTGAATATGACTATCCACAATCCAGATAGAAAGATCGAAGGTGATCCTGCTTCAAAGGAATTGACCTCACCTCAGCGTTTTGATTATGATAATAATATGCGTAATCGTATTATTCCTTCTCTCTACTTCTATGCATATCAACGTGGTCTCAACTTCAACTTTTTTTGTTTAGAAGATACAGAATTTTTCAAGCGTTACCATGACGGTGTTCCTGTCTACCAAGAATACAAGACACTAGTAAATGAATATGCTTTTGTTTTCTTTGACGGACCTCACGACAATAAGTGTCTTGATATCGAAACAGAGTTCTTTGTAAAACGTGCACCTGTTGGTGCTGTGTTTGTCTTTGATGATATCTGGATGTACGATCACGACAAGATCGTAGAAGAAAAGCTTTTCGCTCATGGATTCGAAACTCATGAGAAGAAACAAATCAAAGCTTCTTACATTAAGGTAAAATAATGTTCGAAAAAATTTGGGAATGGGCAGCAACTGCAGTTCTTATTGTTGGAGTTGCCTTGACTGCATGGAATATCTACCCACTAAACATTTGGTTTTCTCTCGCAGGAAACGCGATGTGGGCAGTTCTTGGTTTCATGTGGCGAAAGTGGTCGTTGATAACTATTCAAACTCTTGTAACTATTATTTATATTGCAGGTTTATTGACAATAAATAGTTGACGTCAGCTCATTAATATAGTATGATATGAATATGGAGGATAATATGAACCATAGTGATCTTGAACTTCTTGTTATGTATGATATGTATGAGCTTGGCTTAGATCCAACCAACCCCGAAGATATCAAATTATACTGGAAGGTAATGCTACCATGCACGTAACTGTCTATTCAAAACCTGATTGCCCTAGCTGTACAAACGCCAAGATGCTTCTTGCATCTCGTGGCATCGGTTATAATGAA